CCCTTTCACTTGCTCTGATAGCTCCTCTTGCCTGTAATCCCTGTATTGTCTTTGCCAGTTTTTCCTGTGCTGATGATTTTCTAGTTTCTTTTAACTGATCTGCTGTGGCTTCCTGTTGAGCAGCAAAGGCTTGCTCTGCTGATCTGTTAGCTATTAAAGAAGATTGATATGTCTGTTCTGCTGCTGCCTGTGCTGCTGATCTTTGTGCAAGACCACTTACTAAATTAAGACCTAAAGACGCAGCAAACAACGGCCCTGCACTTCCTAATGCTCCTATTGCTGCAACACACATTTAGGCAATCCTCAGAAATTCGTAGAATGGTTTACCTTGTATTCCATATCTTTCGTGGTAATTGATAAAGGTAAAACCAAGAGACTTTAACCACTTGATAGCAGAATCATTCTCTGCATATACAAAATTATATAAGACTTTGTATTTTTTCAACAGGCTTTCGACCCATTCACGACCTTTTCTTATTAGTTGTATTCTATATTTTTTATTTGCAAACAATTTATCTGTGGCAACCATCCATATAATGCCATCAGAAACTACCCCACAAAGCCCTATAGGTTGATCATAATCATCAGCTATTGCCATGTTTACCTGACTACAGATATAAGTAAATTGAAGGGCTTGCAGGGGTTCCTGTCCTGTCTGATAAAAAGCTTCTATCTTATCTATTTCTCTTAAATTAGCTGCTACATATTTAAGATCTTTTAGATTAGCTTTTCTTAAATGTCCCATTACACTCTCCTACTTCTTATATGGAACATAGCCTCATATTCAGCACTTGATAACTGTGTTGGCAAGAATGTGTCATTTTTTACATCTATATTCACTCTATCTGCTCTTGACATTATTGGCACTCTAAATGTACCTGTCTCTAAATTAATCTGACCGATGGCAGCAGAAGCTGCACCCAATAAACGACCAGTGAATTTATGAGTGGATGTGTCTCTATTTTCAGGTGTTACCTCTACCTGAAAGAAACCAGTATCTTCAAACTTGATGTAGAAATGATGTAGTTGTAACCTGCCACTTACTATCTCACCTGAATTATTGGCACCACCTTCTGTAAGTCTCTGTTGACTGAATCTATAGTGCATCAGGTATGGTTCACCAATAATAAATTTACTGTTTCTAAAATCACCATTTGCTGTAATTGTTGATGTAGAACCATTACTTGTATTTGTAGTTTGTAAAGCCTGTCCTGGTTTCAAGGTGACTGTAGTTCCTTGGGTATTTACAAAGGTACTTGTCTCTCCATTTGCAAGATAACGACCTACTACAGACATATCTGCATTTAATCTATAAGGCAAGGTAAATGTAGTTACATCAGTAGAAGAGTTGTAGGCAACAGATACACCACTGGTTGCTTCTGTAACCTTATGATCTAAATGAAATTCAAACTCTGCGTTGGGTTCTTTAAATTCTGCCTCAAAAGGTATTTTTTCTAAACTTGTACCATTAGCCTCTTCTACTACCATAAATAAATCAGTACCAATAAAATCTATATTCTTAATTGACTTGGCAGAATTAAAAGTAAAGGTAGACCAGCTATTTAATATCTTCTGAAAGTTTTCACCATACAACCATCTGTTTACATACAGTTTATTAGGATTATCTGTACCTAATAAAACTAAAATATCTTCGTTAGTAGATACCGCTAATTTAAAAATATTACTTGGTATTAATCTTGGTACATGGATAGTTATATTACTGGCTTCTTTTATAGCTATATTTTCCTGTGTTATATATTCTCTTACACCAGCAAAAGATCCTTTATTGGTTAGGTAGTAGATAGAAGAACCGGAACCTACAGGTTGTGCAGCATCACTTGATTCAAATTCTGTTGCAACAACCACGTTAGCTGTTTTAGGTGTTAACGCATCAGATGATGATGTAAGAACAAATTGTGTCTGATCAGAAAACAGGATCAACTGTTCTCCCATCGTTACTGCATGTTTAAGAATAGCAACCTTGGTATGTGATGCACCAACATCTATAGGGTCAGAATCTATTACAGATAAAACTGTTTCTGGAAAAAAGTTAAAGAACTCTGAAACTCTTGATAACACTACATTATCATCAGTTAAAAACCCTAACCTGTTTCTAAAGAAGAATACGTTATTGATTTTATTACCAACAAAAGAAGGGTTGGGTGCTGAATCTAAATCACCAACAGTTCTTTCTCCCCATTTTGGCAGAGTATAAGTTACACCTGATAATGTGTATGAATCACCATCGACTCTTGCAAATCTAAAATTACCATCAGCTTGTCTAATTAAAACATGAGGCATTGTGTCGTAATTAAATTTAAAATTAATACCTGGCATAACAGTTTCTTCCCACTGCCCTTCTTCAAACGTGCCACCATTATTAGTAACAAATTTCACAAAGTAATTATCAAAATTAGTAGCCTCATCACCTTTTATCTCAACAACATAACCATTAGGTGAAACAGTAGGCAGGTCAGTAAATCTCTGTACTGAATCTTTGACCACTGTTAGTTGTGTATTACCTTGTGAATCACTGCCATCAATAGAAAAATTACTACCATCATTTTTCTTTATATGAATAACAGGACCGTTACGAGCAATAGTAAATCCTGACAGTCCAGAATTAAGACCAGAAACAAGATCAGATGCTACCTGTGTAGTACTAAGTGTAGAGTCCGAGGTGGTGTCATCAGTAACAGTCACACCATCTACAGTGATTGAATATGTGGTCTTATCTGAGACTTGATTTATAAATACAACAGCTTGTGTAATATCTCCTGGACTGAGGGCAGAGTCCATCGTTGTTGTAATGCTTGTATTAACAACAAAGGTAAAGTCAGCAATAGTTACAGTTTTAATTACATTTCTGGAATTGGATGTATTTAAATAACTTGTACCATCAGGTTTATTTACAGTAAGTTCTGTTCCATCTAATTCATATACCTTGACATTACCATTACTGAATATTGCCACATACCTTTCATTTATATCTCTGTTAATAGTTTGTATATGAACATTACCTACAGTAGAAGAACTTAAACTTGTAATAAACTGTGAACCAGAACGCTTTACAAGACCCTGTACAGGACTGCTATTAGCGTTGTCTTGTATATCTGCATGATCAGATTGTTTTGTTGAATCAGCAGCTTGTGATATTCCTCTAAGCAATGTAGGTATTGCTCTAGATACTACAGCCATAGTTATCTAATTAATGCGTTTGCTGGTGAATAGGTATCAAATACACTTGTTAATGATGGATCTCCTCTAAGAAGGTTATGATCACCATTAGCAAGGTCTGTTTCCATCAGTATAGCTCTGGCTCTGGTTTCGTCCTGTTGTGTATAGGTTCTTAATCCATCATCACTAACTAATCTATCAACAAAGATACGAGCAGCTTTTATTGTTATATATCTCCTTGCAGGTTCTGGTATCTCATCAAAGTTTCTGAAGTAGACAACAGTACAGATAAGATCTTCATCAAATTCATATTTGTTATTTAACCTGTCATATAATTTAAGACCACGCTGTATTGCATCAATCGTAGGGTGTTGATGAATATTAGGATCTATCCTTAATACATCAGTTGAAAGTGCTACCTGTTTAGAAGCATCTCTGGTAAGAGTTACATCTATTTCAGTATTAAAAGACCAACCTTCACTTTGTACTTCCTTGTTGACTTCAGTAAGGGTTGATTGTGCCAGACGAACATCAACAGGAACTGTACCTGTAAGGCTGTTAACAGGTGCTTCTCCTATAGCAGCCAACATAATGTTGATGCTTTCTAGTTCAGTGGTTGCAGCTACAGTCATGGTTTTTTACTTTTTTATTTTAAGTGATTCTCTACCACCCATTTTTTTCTTCTTCTTTTTTTTAGTACTGTGATACATAATGTTCTCCAAATAGTAAGAAAAGAGTACCCATTACTGAGTACCCTTCGAGGTAAGTTAAGAAGCAGATAACTTGATAGTAGCTGCACACTCTGGACGGAGGATACCGTGACCTAGAGCATATTTAGCGACCATAAGTGTACCTTGATACATGATTCCATAATCAGAACCAGAGATCTCAGTAGTCATATCCATTAACTTCACAGTACCCACTGCTGATTTATGGAAAACAAGACCAATAGTTTTACTATCGTCACCACTATATGTGTTGTTAGCACCTGATGGGTTTGATGATACGTTTGACTGAGGTACGTTGTTACTCATCATCACTGGAATACCAGCAATCTGTTGTATACGACCTGAAGCAAATGAACC